CACAGCTCTGATACAAGGTCAAGTTCACCTCGGTCAAACTGTTGTTGCAGACACTCTTGAAGCTCAACTATTGAGGTCAGTAGTATCCTCTGTGCTTGTCGGTCCAACTGCTAGTTCCTGTATCTTTGCGAGAGTTGCCGGTGCTGCTTGAGCAGTCTTGGCTTGGCTATAAAGCAATCGTAGCCCCTCGATGTCATTGCCTAGATCCGTAGCCATTGCAATCCAGTCTTTGCTTGTTGCTCTAGGTGTTGCACCTCGTTGCACCTTTTCCATCTCGGTGCGACTAGCCCTCTTGTTGCCTGAGTAGTTTGCATTTGCCAATGCTCTACCGATGCTGCTGGTTTCACAGACCTCAAGTGCCGATGTTGCTTGTGGGCCTTTGTTGCTATCAACCTCAAAAGCTAAACCTGATGCTTTTGGCAAACCCTTTTCTTGGTCCTCGGCTGTTAGGTAAACCCAAGACCTTGTGACCCAAGTGCCAACCTGCCTGTCTTGCAGTGTGGTGATGTTGTCGGTAATGATTCTGCCATCAGGATTGTCTTTGTAGAATCGCCTAATGCGTTCCTCAACAGTTTCGTAATCTTGCAGATTGAATCCAGCCATTTACTTGCCCTTCTGTAGTGTGATTAGCTGACAGCTATGTGAGCTGACCTCTAAAAACTTTTCCTGTTTTGTGTAGCTTGTGTCTTTTACGATAACTCGAGCCTCTGACAATTCCTGCTCAAAAGCAACTAAGGCGTGAGTTAGATCGTGGTTAATAGTGATAAACAAGGTCATCCTCTGGCCGTCAATAAACTTTTGCTTACGCTCAGAAAAGTGCAGTGTTGGGTAAGGGAACCTGTCCCCAGTCCAGTTGTGCTTGACCTCGACCTCTACCTGGTACTCGATGCCATTAGGGTCAAGTGCCAGTAGGTCAATGCCGTACTTGTCAGGGTTGACCCAAGCATCCCAGCCGTTTGATTCTAGGTAGCCAATGATGAGGTGTTTAGCCTTGTCATCGGTGTCGTAAAGCTCTTGGCTAAAGGCTTTCATTTTGCCTTCTCGTGGTGCAAGTAAGGCATCCCACCAGCTCTTGATCTCAGGCTAATGAGGTGGTCCCCATAGACTAGACCTCGCTTTTTACCATCCATTGCTTTGATTACTCTGCTCTTTAGCTCAGTCATCTTGGTTGTAGCTGACTCGGCATCTGTCACAGCGTTGAAGTAATGCACACCAAGCTCATCAAGGTCAACCTCGCCATCCTCGATGTTAGGGTTCAAGGCTCTGACAGTTTCAAGTGTTGAGTTGCTACCATCCCAGTCAGGCATCTTGAAGTCAAGGCAAGCTTGCCGGAATCTAACAGCAGCATCAAACAAAGTATCTGCCTCAAACTCATCCCACTCGATGTCATACTCTTGGTAGCTCGACCCAGCTAGTGCAACAAGCTTTGCCTGTCTAATGCCAAAGACCTTCATGTACCAAAGCACTTGTGCCCGATAGCTCTGTGGCACTTGTGTCCAGTAGTCACGAGAGAACTTGACCTCAACAATGCCCCACTCACCATGAGCGGTTTTGTAAAGTCCGTCTGGGTTTGCTCTCATCCAAGGGTAGGTTTTGTTTGCCCAAGTTCCTGTTGTCAGGATCTCTAGCTCAGGATGCTCGTCTGCAAACAGTTGCAGGATTGGTTCCTCAAGAATTGTGCCGAGCTTCATGCTCATGTTAGGTGTGACCTCATCAGGTATCTGTCCTGTTTTCTTGGCCCACAAAGTTATGGGTGAGGTCCAACTTGATAGCCCTGAACAAGCGGCGATGTCACTGCCACCTATTACACCTGGCTCATTGCGTAGCTCATGCCACTCAGGACTGCCATTGGCAAAGTCCCCTAGCAGGGTTGCCTCAAGCAACTGGTTGGTTTCGCTTGGTAGTTTTGATACTGGCAAGGTGTTCCCTCTCTTTCATCTTGTCCGGCAATCCACGCTAACTCTCTCGGCGTGGATTTGCCATTTAGCTTGAGATTAGTCTAAGTTGACCCTATGACAAGACAACTCGAAAGAAAATACATTGAGCTTCAACACGCCATAACTGAAAATGGGGGTGTCCAATGTAGCCAGTTGCCAGAGTGCTTTTTCCCAGAGGATGAGCCAGACTTGTACCTGCGTAAAAAGCTGATTGCTGTAGCTAAGGAAGTCTGCAACGACTGTCCTGTAAAGGCAAGGTGCTTTGACTATGCCCTATCAGCCCACATGGTAGGCATCTGGGGTGGCACTACTGCCGATGAAAGACAGAAGCTAAGGGGTTAGCCCTTTTTGTCAGTCTTGTCGGCAATCTTGCCAAAAGACTTGTTGATCTCATCAGCGTCAATCTCGCCATCGGCAAGGTATGAGCGAGATAGTTCCTGAGCAACATCTATAACACCAGCGAAAGCTGCCATTGCTACTGCCTGAGCTACCTCAAGGCCGATGACTGCTCCACCAACAAAGATGCCTGTGACCTTCAAGATGATTACAGCTAGGGTTCTGCGTGCGATGTCTAACCACATAGGTCAGTCCTTTCGTAGAGGGTAAGTTGCTGCCCAAAGGGCGATAGTAATAAGGATGGCCCAACCAGCAAAGTCTTTAGCTGTGCCTTCGAGTACGACCCAAGCGATAGCTAGACCAACAATGGTCCAAGCTTGTTCTAGTTGGTCTTTGATAAACCTCAAGGTTTCCTACCTGCTAATGCGACCTGGGTGACAATCACAGAGGCAACAATTACTTGCTGTGCCTGTTCTCGTACTTCTGGACTTAGATCCGACCCGATTGAGCGTAGGTTATCTACAAGTTTACCGACTGCCTCTAACGCTAGTTCAATGCTTATTGTTTCCTCTGGCAATTCAGGCTCAGGTGTAGGTTCACTCGGAATTGTCGGCTCTGTGGGGCTCGTAGGGGGCTCAGTAGGCTCTGGGGTAGGTGTTATGACCTCTGGGGGCTTTGTCGGCTCTACAGGCTTTACAGGGCTTGTGGGGCTAGGTTCTGGTTCTGGCGTAGGTGTAGGGGTAGGCTCAGGTGTAGGTTCAGGGGTTGGCTCAGGATCTATGGGAGCCACCGGAGCCACTGGCTCAGGCTCTCTGACAACTTCCTCAGTGCGAGCCACATCCTCTGTGCGTTCAACTGTTTCGGTTCGTTCAACATCATCTGTCCTTACTGTCGTTTCAGTTTCCGGTAAAGGTTCAGGGCTAGGAGTGGGACTGATAGGACCAGGAGCAATGTAGCCAGGATGATAAAGCAAAGCAGGATCCAGCTCAGTGCCGTCACTAGATACAACGCCAACAAAAGTGGTGAACTGACCAGCATGGCCACCCTCGCAAAAGTGTTGGGCAATATTGCCTTTATCCAAGAAGTAGTTGTTCTCATTGTTCCATCCAACCTGAAATGTCTGTTGATTACCAATCGAGTCCTGGCAGGTTATTGCAGCCCAAGCTTGTGCAGCGTATGCAGGGCTTGGTTGCCAGACCATAAAGAATAAAAAAAAGCCCACAAACATAAGTCGTAGGCTTTTCTTTTTAGCTAAGTTATTTAGCACTCTTGGGCTTTACCTCTTGTGGCTTTGGAGCCTTTGGCTTAGGAGCTGGCTCGTGAATAGGGGCAGGTGCAACCTCACCTGTGTCTGGTGTTGCCAGGTTGACCTCGGCGTTTAGTTCCCACTTGGCGATAGTTGCCTTGACAAACTTGAGTGGATCTACAAAGCCTTTGCCGTCAGATGTCCAGCGGTGCACTCGACCCTTGCAGATCTCGAAGTGTAAGTGTCTGCCAGCCGATGCACCGGTGTTGCCCATGATGCCTAGTCGAGTACCGGCCTTGACCTTCTCGCCTTTGACAACAGTTAGGGAACCCTCAACCATGTGAGCGTAGCGTGTGACATAAGCCTCACCGTCAATGATGACTCTTAGGTCAACATAGTAGCCAACCCCACCGAGTGAGCCATCTGGGTTCTTTAACTTTGATGTGCCAGCCGCGATGACCTTGCCGTCATGCCAGGCTTCGTTGTAAATCTTTGCCTTTGGTCCCCAGAGATCTACACCATTGTGATGTTTCTTATAGTTCTCGATTGGGTGAATACGCCAGCCAAAAGGTGAGGTGACTTTCCAGTCTTTACCAAACTTGCCGTCTAGGGGCATCTGAGGTTTTGATGTCATTACTTTCCTGTCATGTTGATTACGAGTCCAAGGATTGCTACAACTGAACCGGTCAGCCCTGCGTAGGCAATACGCTCGATCCAAGCAAGCCGAGCTAGTGTCAGCTCAACCTCTCTGAGTCGGTCTGGTACTTGATCCAGGTGATTCAGCTTTTCCAAGATTGCAACAAGGGTTTCACCATGCTCAAGTTGCTTGGCGTAGATCGCTTGCTGGGTAATGCGTACCCCAGTTGTTTCCTCAGCCATTATGCGGTGATAGCTGCGATTTCAGAGTCAGTCAGACCCAGAGCTTTTAGCTTGGCATTGGCAGAGGCTTTAGCTGTTTCTTTTGCTTCCTCGGCAGCCTTGCGTTCTGCTTCCTGAGCTTCGTAAGCTAGGCGGTCAGTTTCTCGCTGTGCTAGTTCCTCGGCTGTTAGAGGTACTTCTGTTGCTTCGCCTGTTGAGCAGTCCACTACTAGCTTGGTGATTACTTCTGTCATTTTCTTTTCTTTCTTGTTATGGAGAGGTGGTGACTATTCCGTCAGAGCCTTTTAGTATTCCGTATAAGCTGACTGTGCTTCCGACAAGTAAATTACTAGCTGTTGCTTCATCAAAAAATTTGACGGAACTTATTGCTGCGGAGTTTGACCAAAGCCCAGCAGTTATGGCAGCTAAAGCTCCTGTTGCGTTATCTTCCTGTACCATTTCTACGGAATAAGACTTATTAGTGCTTCCAGAATAGTTAGGTATGTAAATTGAGAAGCTACCAAAAGTATTTGCTGTTGAAGTATTTGCGTTTTGCCAGCCAATGTAGGCAGGTGCCTGACTCGCTACACCGCTACCAGTTCCCAAAAGGTTCCTATTTGAATAGCCAGTCGTTATCGTATTGAACTCCATTTTTACAGTTGTATCAGTAGCACTACGGGCAAATCTAAATGACCCAACTATACATAGGTCAGTGTAAGTTGCTGGAATAGAGGTAAACTCAATCGCTGCTTGTGCTGTGCCTAGGGTTTTAGATTCAATAAGTTTCATTAGGCGATTACTCCGTAAAGGCTAAAGGTTGAACCAGAAGCAAATTGGTCGGAATTTATTGTCAAAGCAATAGCTGAAACTGCCGAAGTGTTGGCCCATCTGGCAGCACTCATCATTACACCAATGTTTGCTGAGGCAGAGTCAAATCTGGTCAAAACAGTTTTATGTTTGTCTGTCGCTGAGGCGTCCATTACTTGAAAAATAATCTGCCCGCTTGTCGTGCTGATAGGAACATTCCAGCCAAAGAATCCAGTTTCATTCGAGACTGCGGCACTCGAAGGTGAGCTTCCACTATTAAAAGCTTGAACTCTATTGTAGTTGTTGCCAGAATCGCTATTGAATCTTAAGATTCCAAAAGTTTCGCCTGTTCCTGTACTCTTACAGGCTGCGACAAGAACTAAGTCCCTAATAGCAGGGATAGATGAAAAGGTCACAGAGCTTGCGTTGCTACTTAGGGTCACAGTAGCTAGAGGTGTATAAGTAGCAGTTGGCATTTGTTATCCCTTGATTCCGTAGAGAGAGAAGCGAGAGCCAGCAACTAAGTTAGCTCCAAATAATGGGTCAAGAGTCACAGCAGTAATCGCTACTGTTGAATCTCTAAATGAGCTGGAAAGCTGAACTTCCTTGCCAGTGAAGCCACCAGCGTCAGCGGACATAGTTCCGCTGAATCCTCTAACAGTTTTATTTTTTGAGGTTGAGTAGAAGTCTAAAAGGTCAATAGCAAAAGCACCAAAGGAACCAGAAGTTGCCACATCGGTTGATATTTCAGCAACTGAGTTTTCAGCGGCACTAAAAACTGTCGTGCCATCACCACATAATCTGTGACCTCTAGTCATAGCGTTTGAGTCAAAAAGTATTTGTAGAGTGTCAATAGAGAATGTAGCTCTGTTTGACCTAGCAGTTCCTCTAATTTGTAAATGCTTGTAAGTAGATGAGTAAGTGCCTAAACTGCTGAAAGTTATAGAAGCAGCGGAGCTACCTAAAATTACTGTTTCAATAAGGTCAAAGCTTGTATCTGCTACAACCCCACCAGCCCCAGCAGCACTAAAAATACCTAACGCTGAGAGAGTCATTAGACCGCCGTTGCGTTACCAATAATGCGGTAAGAGTTAGAGGCAACACAGACAACAGATACAGCATCATAACGAGTACCGATAGCGTAAGCCGTTCCTGCGGTTCCTCGACCAAGGATAGACACGGCGGTTGAAGCTGCGTTGATTGTAACTGTTCCAGCACCATCTCTAAGGATGTCTACTCGCTCGCCAGCCTGGAAAGCTGTGGCAGTTGAGAATGTGACTGTTTGAGCTGAGGCAGAGTCAAACTCTAGGATCTTGTAGCGGTCAGAGGTCAGCACTGTGTAAGAGGCAGCAGTAGAGGCTGTTAGTGTCACCTCATTGCTGAGGTATAAGTTCACATCGGCAGCAGCTAGGACTTCACCAGCGGTAAAGGTTTTTCTTGGCATTGGTTTCCTTTTGTTCTCGTTTTAGTTTACTACTCGTAGGCAAGGCGGTCATCGTCTAGGACACCCAAAACAGCGTTGTCCAGGATGAAGATAGCAAAGTCAAGGCGTTCTAGGGCAAAGGTGATGTTCTTGCTGTTTGCTGACCAGTCGTGGCTTATGCCGATGATCCTGACATACTGCTCGATTGCCGGTGGGATGTCAGAAGGCTCAAACCTTACGAGCACAATGTCACCGATTTCAAGATCTAAGACTGCATCCTGGTTCGGGGTTGTCAGCGTGTCCATAACTACTGTCAAAGACTCAAAGCGATACTGAGGCTCCTTGAATCTGGCGAGCAAGAAGTCTGCTAAGAATTGCAACTCAGACTGGCTTGCAACAAGTAAGTTGCTCTGTGAGTAGCTTCGGGGTCCGTAGATGACCTGAGAGTCTGCATCTACAGCCGAGGCCTCAAGTGCAGGGCTGGAAGCGTTAGTAATAAGGATGCGGTTGTAAAGGTTCTCAGATCCATAGACATTGTTGACGCTGGCAAACTGGATGCCCTGGTAAACACCAGCAACGACCTCATCGGTAAAGACTAGGTTAGGCGTGTTTGGCACAGCGTTTCGCTCGCGGAATACGACCTTGCCATCCTTGCCAATAAACAAGTCACCAAACTCAGAGTTGCTTACAAGTTGCAGATACTCAAGCACTGAGGTTCCCTCAGCAACAAGGGCTCCCAGCATCGTTGAGTTGCCGGTGTCAATCTCTCTTTCGGCTGCTGGCCAGTCAACCTCGGGTCTGTCAAGCACAGCGTTCACGCGAGCACCTGAGAGCTGGGCAGTAGGGGTAAACTCCTCAAGCCCTGAGTTAGTCAAAGTTGAGAAGGCATCA